TCGTATCGAACCTCGTAACGTCTTTGCAATGCGTCCAATTGCTTTGCAAGCGCTAGGTCTTTTTTAGTTGGTTTGGGCATAGTCTCCCAAATTTTCTATGTCGTCAACTGGTTGTGCAGAAAACTCCGACAAAGTCATCAAGCCTTGCGGAATAAATGGCTGCTCCATCAAAACATTTTCGTATTCGCCATAGTTCATGGCTGCACGCTTTTCGTTTGGAGTTAACCACCAAGCTTGTGACAATTGACCAACAAGCTTATCCATGTCGTCTTGCATTTCAGGATAAGCCATGTAATCGAAATCTAGGAACAGATTTTTATTGCCATAAGATGGCAAAAGCCAGTTGTTAAGCACGTCTCGTATTTCAATATGCAAAGGTCTTACTACGTTATTAATTAACGCTTTGTAAGCGGTTTCTGTATTGTTAAAGGTGCTTGCCTCGGTATCGCCAAGCAACTTAGCATCCACGCCATAAACTCTGCACAAAGAACGCAAAATTACTTTCTGAGTATCAAGGATTGACATATCCACCGCATTCATTCCCATTTGAACCCAGCTTAACTTGGCTGGAGTAATGATAACGTCGCCAGCTTTCGTTGCGCCTTGGTAGTTGTGGGCGTAATCCTCTTTTAGTCCTTGTGCTTGCTCTCGTGTAATGTTAACAGTCCCGTCTCCCGTTAGTATACCTCTTGCACCCATGTTTTGGAGCATAGATAAAAGCGCTTGCTTGCCATCATTTGACGTGGTAAGGTCACGAACTGCGGAACGCAAAGGAGATGCGCCGTAGAGGTGATTAGCAGTTCCAGCTTGGTAGCTTAGATTTATATTTTTTAGGTGACCTACGTTTGCAGCGTCAATTCTGTCATAGCCATTATAGGTTAATCGATATTCTTTAATCGGCTGGTTTAGACCTCCCGAAATAATCTCCATATACTGAGCAGGCAAAGAATACAAAGCGATGATTGGAGCATTTGGTTGCTCTCCACGTCTAGCGCCGTAAATGTATGCGTTACCAGTTATTAAACGGAAAGCGGCAATTTCTTTTAAAAGATTATCCCAAGTTTGGAATTCGTTTGGCTTTTTAAATAGCTTTTCAAGTTCGGGAATGTGTACCTCTTCCAATGCCTTTGTCTTAAGTCTTTCAGCTTGGAATTTAGCGCCTGAGTTGTCAAAGTTTTTTGACATTGACTTGTAGTAACTCAATGACTTTTGGTCCTTTACCTCATAAACAACAATCGGAGCGGTGCTTACTTTGTTAATTATTAAATTGATAATTGAGTAAAGGTCGGAGTTCATGTAAAGACCTTTCTCAATAAAGTTTTGCGTTGTTGGTGCGGTCCAAATGACGTTATTGCCCAAATAAGGAAAAACTGCATTTAAGTAAGTAGAATCTTTTTGGTTAAAACCCAATGCGGCTTTAATTCTATCTATGTAATTCATTCCGTTTGCTTTTTTTGTAAAAATAGGGTAATAAAATAAAAAAATGATGCCATATCCTAAACGTGCCAAAATTTAGAAACAGACAACTTATCAAATGCGTAACGAATTGCGTCAATTGTGTGGTTAAAATCGTCAACTGGCGTGTCCGAACGTTTGTCATTCCATACGTAATTGTTTAATTCTTTAATGATTGTCTTAGATTCTTGAGATACCACAATTTGGTAGTCTTGCATTTTCTTAATTCCGTACCTAACCGAATCAGGACCTTTTGTACAAGGGATAATATTAAAGCCAAAATTGTAAATTTCATTAATCAATCGAGGCTCTGCTGAGTCGGCAACAATCATGTCGTTAGGCTGGCAATATTTTGCAATCTTTTTTGATATGTCGGTTGTTGTCAATCCAGTTTCTGCAAAGCATTCTTGGCAATAAATCAATCCTTTGTCCTCATCAACGGCAACTTTTATCAATGTAGTAGGGTCAATGCTAAAACCAAAGTCCATTCCATAGCCAAAAGGTAAAGAGGTGTCAAAATCAGCAATTTTCCAGTTTTCAAATATGGCACCCTCAGCCTTATCCATCCAATTTCCCATCACAATGTGGTTAAACTTAGTCGGGTTTCGCTGCTTCATTGCCTCAAATCTTGCAACAACAGTAGTATTTAGGTTAATAATATTGTCTAAATAGGTGGTATGGATGTAGGTGCAATCATTTTTCGTGCCTGTAAATCCTGAGTTTACCATGTAATCCTCAAAAAAACGCTTATAAACCCAATGCTCTTTGGTTGCTGGGTTCATTATAAGCAAAACTCTGTTTGGTTTGTCTACTGCACGCACAGATAAGTCAATACGGTCAAAAATATCCTCATCAACTAATTCCTCCGCCTCATCCATTACCCATGTTGTAACGCCAGCAATTGATTTGAGATTAGCCGTTGCGGTCCCTTGACTGGTCTTTATGCCTCGGAATAAAATCTTTGAGCCTGTTGCCTTGTTTATGATTTCCGATTGCGTTATTTCAAAGTCGTCTGACTTATTCATTAACTCAATTTTATCTATGAACTCAGGAATAATCGAAATAAACGCAGAGGTTAGTGTCCATCTCGTAAATAAAATGACGTGACCTTCTTGGTAAGTAAGATTTAGCAGAAACATAGATAATGTCCACGACTTACCGCTACCTCTTCCGCCAGTTATAAGGTAATAACGTGTTTTAGGGACCTCTAAAAATAAAGGCTCGTATTTATCAATTATTTGGATTTTATCCATTCAATTGGTGGTGTTACCTTTTCACCTAAAGTTGTAACGTCAACTACTTGTTTAGGCATTCCAAAGCGGTAGTTTAGCCAGCATTTAATGGCTTGTATGTCTCCGTCTTGGCATTTCTCCCAAAGCGCTTTCCAAGCTTGCTCAGGTACGGCAATAGCGTCCATCTGCTCAATGATTTTAATCTCATCGGCTTTTGGCTTTCTGCCTCCTCCTAGCCTTGCTCCTCCGTGTCCGTTGCTCATCTTGCAAAAATTTGTTTATTCAAGTAAAGATAAAAAAAAGCCTAACCAAAGTCAGACCTTATCAAATACCATAATCGTGTATCCAAACCAAGATGCATTGGTTGCAGCGTCCCTAATTGTTTGACTGTCCTTTGTATTGTGCTTAAATCCTCGGTCCACAATTTGCCCAATGATATAGTCATTATTTGCACAATTAACGTGACCATCTCCTCCTTGACCTACTACCGCCCAGCTGATAATCAAATGCTTTTTAGCGTGCTTTGTTATGTTGTCAATAAATTGCTCCTCAAATTCTTTTGGAATATGCTCACCAACTTCTAGCGAGAAAACAACGTCAAACTTTTTACCTAAATAAAACGGCTTGGACAGGTCTAGCACTTTGCCAATTCCGTCAGTTAGCGTTTCTGTATTTGGGTTGCCATCGTATGCCTCCACTTTGTAACCATTGGCTTTAAAAGCTTTTGCATAATCGCCCAAACCACATCCAAAGTCAACAACTGTCTTGGCTTGTTTATCTGCTAAGTACTGGGACAATGCAGCTGCAATGCTTAGGTCGTGAACGTGTCCTGTTTGGTCTGTTGTTTCCCAAAAACCTACCTCGTTAATTTTCATATTTTAAAATTTTAAAAAAAAGCTTGAGCAAAACCCAAGCCTTTTCACTTAACAAAAACCCAAAATAACTACATTAATATTATTGTTTGACCAGTAGGCTCTCCACTAAAATTGCAAAGCTTTCCGTTCCATTCAAATCTAACTTCCTTCTCTCGTCCTTGGTAAGCTGCTGCCAAGGTTCTTATTTGACGCTGAACAAGTTCGATGCTTTCAAATTTACCCTTTCCTTTGTTTGACCAAGGGGACCATTGTCCGTCCCTTAGTCGGTATCTAATTTCTAGCGAATAGTCAGGCTTTGAAATCGGGTAACCTTTAGCCATCTTTCCGCTTAATTACTACCTCCAAACCAATCTCGTCACAAATCTTGCGCAAGTTAAAAAGGCTTATAGATTCCAAGCCATTCTCGACATGATTAATTGGTGCATGACTCAATCCAATTTTCTTGCACAAATCCAGCTGATTGTAGCCAGCTTGCTTTCTTGCTTTCTTAATTAGTAACCCTTCGTAAATGCTCATTTGCTTAATCTTTACGCAAATATAAGATTGCGATTTGATTCCAAGTTAAAACCAAGATTTTTGTTTAAAAAGGTAAAAGCTGATAAATGCCCATTTGTATGAACTCTTGTCCTTTTTTGACCAAGCACTTGCGCACGTTTAACTCAAACACGTTTTTATCGTCAAAGCCGTACTTTTTCTGTGCAATATCCATTAACAACTTAACTGGGTTGTCGAGGTCACTTGCTGAGTTGCTAAATCCAAAGAAAAATTCAACTCGTAACATTTGACTTGTATCTACTTTTGATGCTGGCATACGCAAAAGCATTGCCTTTTCGTAATCTTTGTAGGCTGGCGTTTTAAAACGTTTGCCTTGCCAAGCTAAATTAACGCTTAAAGGCTTCTCGTTTATTTTAAACTGAATCATTTGCAGCGTTCATAAATCCAAGACCAAGCCAAGGTCCACAAAGCCAATAGCACAATAAAAAGCATTAGGCTAGAAATCTTAAGCAGCAAAAGTAGGCTAATGCCTACCAATGCCACAAAGATTGCGTACAAATCGTTTTTTTTCATTTAAAAAGGTAAGTTATCATTTTCTATAATGCGCTTCTCTGTCGGCTTGTTTGCTACCTGTACAGGCTTCCAATCGTCTACTTCCAAGTAATGTGTTGCTTTGCCTTCAACTTTTTCTTGCTTTTCTTTCATTACAAGGTTTACCCATTCGGTATCGTTGGCGTTTAAGTATGCCAATAACTTTTCAAGGTCACTTCTGCTTTGGCTAATCTTTGTCATTGTTCCAAATTTTGTTTGGATAATCTTTGCGTTTCCGCCGTAAATCTTGCTCATAATTGTTTTGGTTATATTAATTTATCTAAATCCTTGTTTTCTCTGATTGCTTGTAAAATAAACAACTTCCAAATTTTGTTCTTGGTCTTGGCTCCAACGCTGGTCTCGTCTACATATCTAACCGTCAATCGTAACTCTTTTCTAACGTCGTTCTCCATCTCCTCCACGTTAAATTCCCAAGGCTTTAAAATTCCTTTTTCTTGAAACTTATTAAACCAGTTCATGCCCCATTCTGAAATGTCTAGGCAATACCCTGTCTCCTTAGCGTACTGGTAATTTTTTCTAAAAATCTGTTTACCAACCTCAATCCAGTAGGCAATTTCTTCGTTGCTTGGCTCTTTTTCTTTGTTGTTTAAAGCTTGTACTTCCTGAACAATTTGGCTTTGGTGGTGAGCGTAATACTGGTTAATCCAAACGCTTACTGTCTTCTCGTTTACGTGGTAAAAATCGCCGTACTGTCCTCGCATACCAGCGTGCAGGATGTAGTCAACTCTTGCCTCTGTCATCCAGCCGTAGCTGCCAAACAATTTGCTAAGGCATCCAAGTAACTCGCTTGCCTCTTCCTTTTTGTATTCTTTAAATTGCTTTAGTCCGCAAACAAACTCCATCTTTCGGAGGTGCGTTAAAATTATCTCATTCATTATTTATGTGTTTTTGTTTTTGTAAATCTTGGTAAAGTTCGTCAAATACGTTTTTGGCTTTGCTTTCTTTTTTCGGTATTGGGTTGCCTCTTTTTACCCAATTAAAAAAATGCTCCTTGGCAAGCTTTTCATTTTCTTTAAAATCAGCCTTTAAGATACATTCTTGCCTAAAGGTATTCAAATGGTTTTTAACTTCTGTTAAATCAGCTTTCCAGTTCATTGCTAATCCTTCGAGCCAAATGTTATTATTCCATAATTGACGAAAAATCGCATTATGTGAATCCTCATTTACTTTACTTTCTTTTTCTTTAATTTCTTTTACTTTACTTTCCTTTAATTGCATTGCATCCGCATTGCGTTCGCTATGCGTTCGCATTGCGTTCGCATCAATATCTCGATTCCAGCGTTTCTTAGCTGATTCTCTTGCCTTTTCTGAGCGCTCTTCCTTCAATTCCATACGCTTTAATAGGCTTTCAGACCAAAAATATTGCTCGTCTAATTCAAATAAATCAAATTCATTAATTAGCTTTTTTATGCAATCTTCATGCGTTTGCAATGCGAATGCAATGCCTTTGTAATGCGTTCGCATACGAAAGTCGCTTTCATTTCTTAGCATCTCAATTATTGCCCAAAACAAACCATACCCCTCCCAACCCATTTCCATTCTTAGCTGGAGAATCTTTGGGTCATCTTTGGCATTTGAATCGTGGGAAAAGTAATAAGCTTCTTTTTTCATATAAAATAAAAAACCCCAACAGGTGAGAGACTGTCGGGGCAGGTTAAGTTAACCTATGGAATCATTCTTGCCTCTCACCTCAGGAATGATTCGATACACAAATATAAATCTTTTTGATTTATCCAACGAGACAACGCTTCTTTAGTTGAAAATAAATGCAACCGTAAGATAGTCCCATTTCGATGGCAATAACCTTAATTGGCTTTCGGTCCTGCCAGCCTTCAAAGATTAACTCCTTTTCATGTTCAGTTAGATTGCGTCCCCTCATGGTCGTTTAGTATTTGTTCAATAGCTGATAAGCAGTCGTTAAATAAATTGCCACCTTGGTCAATCGAATTGTGGAGGCGTTCAAACAAAGTCACAAACTCGTGAAACTGTCTAATTGTTACCTCTCCTTCTTCGTAATTTTCCAAGAATCTAAACGCCTCTGTTGACTTACGTTTTAAAGCATTAATCATGTTTTTATGCTTTGTTCTCAAATCTACATCAAATGCCTTTAGCATTGTCACGTCTTCGTAGTAATCAAGCATTATTTCTTGGAGCGCCAAGTAAACCAAATACTTTTGAGTTGCTCGGTGGTTAAGTTCTGTAATTATTTCCTCTCTAGTCATACTAAATCCTTTATTTTAACAAGCACGCCAACGCTGGTGTTGTTGTCCCCACCTCTGACATTTGGTCTTGCTTTGCCTTCGTCTACTAATTTTTTAACAAGCATTTTAAGTTGGTCTGTTTTAATTACAATTGCTTTAAATTCTGCGATTTTATAAACCCAATAATCGGCTTGAGTTGTGGCAATGCCTGAGAGTTTACCTCGGCTTTCGTATTCAATGTAAATGTTTCCAGTCCTTGCAGACATTCGGTCAGTCTTGACCTCAAATTTGGAATTACTTACAATGTCGTGAAACCAAGTTTCTCCTTCGACAATGCCATACTCTAAGTCGTATCGGAAATCGCTATTATACTCCACGCTTTAAAAAGTAGCGTGCAACCCTCTTGCCATTCTCCAGCGTAACCATGTCGGTTACAACGTTTAAACCTTTGTCTCTAAGGTCTGCAATTCTTGCGGCTAGTCTAAAGCATCCAAACTGATTTAAAGCTTCCAGCTGGGTCAAGGAATAGCCGTTTAATAGCCATCCCTTTATTAGTGCGTTTTGTGAGTCAGTGCTTGTCATTAGTTCAAATAATCTAAAAGTAAAATACTTGCTTTAGTGTACTCCTCTTTAAATTCCTCCTCAGTAATAGCAATCAATTCTTGGCTGATTGTATTTTGATGCCAGCGATTAGCTGACCAGCTGATTTGCAAAATTGAAATCTCGGGATAAATTAGCAAACTGCTTTCCAAATTTGCCTTAACAAACAAATAATTCTTGTCGTCCAAAATCATGTGATAATGGTTTGCAATTTTAAAATACTTTGGAACAGTAAACTCTGTTTCCAAAAGAACTTGTGATGTAATTTTAATCGTTTCCATAGGTGTTTAGGTGTTTTTATAGGTAAAGTGAATAAAATGACATAAATCTTTTCGCAATTGCCCAATCAATTTCTCCAGTTACTGAACTAGCAGAATAAAAAGAATACCAATATTTTGCATCTTGCTTTGTAAATGGTCCGTAATAAACTTTAGTTTCCATAGGTGTAGTGTTTAAATTTTTTCCATTAATTTAATGCCTAGCATATAGCCAAGCGCAAAGATGGGTGACATTGCTACAATGAAGTAGATAATTTTGCCTGTAATTTGAAGTGCTTTTTTCATAGGTGTTTG